CGATTAATTGTGTCAGAAGGTTTATATAAACCATCGCCTGGTGAAACCCCCACCAAAGATTCTATCAATGACTATAAGCAGACTGGACGAGCGATTGTTTATCAGTTGTTAGGTGAGGATGGTAAGATTGATTTCGAAAACACTTTTGAGTTAGCCGTTTACTGGAAAGACTTCTTGAAGTATCAAGAGTTGATTCTCGATTATGATACATACGACCCTTCTGGTGAACTTAGTTGTCAGATAGTACTCGTAATGCCAGTTGCAAATGAGAATTTTGACCTTAATTTCAGTAAAAGTCTTAAAACAACTTTTAATGGTAGTACTTTATCACTAAATGAAGTAGTCGAAGTGTTCGTTCCCATATAAATAAAAATAATGTTTTGAGTACTAAAAATGGCAACCAGAGTTTTTTCACAAGAAGATGCTGATATCTCTAAAATCAGCGTAACCAGTACAAGAACAAGACCGTATTTGGACCTCGACCTAAGTTTTTTGGCGAGCAATACTGGAAGTGTTTTTAAAAAAACTGAAGGTGCGGCTGTCAAACAAGCCGTTAAAACTCTACTTAACAGTAATAAGTTCGATAAACCTTTCGACCCTAATTTTGGTATTGACCTTCAGAGGTTTTTCTTTGAATTGGCAGATGACCAAACTGGTGGTAGAATTGTAGAAAGAATTAAAAGTATTATAGAAACATATGAACCCAGAGCGTCAGTAAGGTCTGTAAAAGTTGGTGTGCAAGAAGATATCAATGCAATCAACATACTTTTAACTTTTTCGATTAGAAATACGGACCAAACTATAACATTAGAAACCACAATTTCGAGGTTAAGATAAATGGCAACCACAGTTAAGTCAACAGCTTTAGATTTTGATGCGATAAAAAACAATCTAAAGACTTTCTTTGAAGCTCAGAGTGAGTTTACTGATTATGATTTTGAGGCCTCTGGTTTATCAAATTTACTTGATGTACTTGCATATAACACTCACTATAACGCTTTGGTTGCGAACTACGCTCTTAACGAATCTTTTTTGGGAACCGCTCAGCTTCGAAGTTCTATCGTATCATTATCTGAAGCTATTGGATATATTCCAGGCTCTAGGGTAACATCGAAAGCTAAGGTACAGCTTACCGCTTCTATTGGTACAGGTAACGAACCACCCTCTATTACGATACCAAAGGGTTTTAAATTCAATTCGACAATCAATGATGTGTCTTATTCCTTTATTACTACTGATGCTGTAACCGCTACTAATAATCAGGGAAACTATTCCTTTGAATTACCTTCAGGTGATAATCCAGATAGAATTCAAATTTCTGAAGGAACTTTAAAAACTAAAACCTTCATTGTAGGTTCAACGGACACTGATGAATTGTATGTAATACCAGACAAAAATCTTGACAGGTCTACCGTGACAGTTCGGGTTTTTGATACACCATCTTCTACCGATTTTCAGATTTACACTGCGTTACCGGAAGCGACTACCATTAACGAAAATTCGTTAATATATGTTCTTAAAGAATCACCTAATGGATTCTTTGAACTTAGTTTCGGAAACGGAAACACTCTGGGCCCAACTCCGGAAGCTGGTAACAAAATAACGGTTGAGTATATTAGTTGCAGTGGAAGCATCGCTAACGGTGGTAAAGTTTTCACTGCTGCAGAACAGTTGTCAGTGACTTTGACCAATAATGATATTGAAAACGTTGATATTATTGCTTCGACGTTTTCCAACTCTGCCGGAGGCGCTGAAAAGGAAACTAATAATTCGATTAAGAGAAACGCTCCTTTTCAATATACCACCCAAAATAGAATGGTTGTTGCGAACGATTATTCGACACTTGTATTTGCAAGGTTCAGAGAATACATTGAAGAAATTAATGCTTGGGGTGGTGAGGATAACGACCCACCGGAATATGGTGCGGTTTATCTCAGTATAAGATGGAATGATGGTTTAACCGATGACCAAAAAGATGATTTAAAAATTGAAATCGAAACTTATGTTAATCAATTGGCCATCGTATCTTGGAAACTTAGATTCTTAGACCCAATCACAACTTTTGTCGAAACTTTAGTTTATTATCAGTATAACCCACGATTCACAACTTTAGGTCTGAATACAATTAAGACTCTTGTTGGGAATGCTGTGAGTAATTATTTTACGAATAGTATTGGTCAATTTGGACAATCGTTTCGTAGGTCTAATCTACTTACAGAGATAGATGCAGTAGACCCTTCGATTCTTTCCAGTAGAGCTGATATAAAAATGCAACAGAGATTAGTACCAACGGGTCTTAACGGTGCTGGTCAGAGTATAAGTTTACTTGGAATAAGTTCTAACTATAATTTTTATTTCCCTCAAGACATTGCTCGACCAAATAGTGTCGATTATCGTCTGACTTCTACATTGTTTAGACTTAACGGTAAAACGTGTTTCTTAAGGAACAAACTAAATAGTCGAAACATACAGGTCATCGAACAGGGTTCCGGTAACGCCATTGTTGATAACATAGGAGAATACTTTCTAGATGGTAGAGTTAGAATAATAGGGTTTGCACCAGAATCTATTTTAGGTGGAAACAATTTTATAAAAATTTCAGTAACGCCAGGTAATCAGAGTGCAATTTCTCCAGCTAGAAACAACATCTTATTGTTCGATGATGATGTTTCTTTTGAAACTCCAGTAGAAGTGTCAAGTATTTAACATGCATAGTGGAAACAAAGAAAGAAATAGACGAGAACTTGTTCTATATGACAGGAAAATTGAAGAAGTACTTCCTGATCATTTTAGACAAGACTATCCTCAGTTTATTACCTTTCTAGAAAAATATTACGAGTGGGCCTCGAGCGAAGAGTCTCCAGCTGAGTTAGTCGAACATCTTTTCGAAACTAAAGATGTTGTGGAGACGGACGAAGACCTTTTATCTTTTCTAGAAGATGAATTACTTTTAGGTGAAAGTTATTTTCAGGGGTTTGCTGATAAGAGGGGTGCTGCACAGATAGCTGGGAATTTGTATAAAACAAAAGGTTCCGAACTATCTATTCAACAGTTCTTTCGTTCATTTTTTGGAGAGGACCCAGACGTTGAATATACTAGTGAAAAGATTTTCAAATTAAACAATTCAGAAATTGGCGCACTCAGTAACAGATTTTTAACGGACGATAAACTATATCAGACCTTTGCGATATTAATTAAAATAGGTATTCCTATTTCAGTATGGCGAGAAGTTTATAAGCTGTTCGTTCATCCGGCTGGATTTTATCTTGCTGGACAAATTCAAGCAGTTGGTGAAGCTGGGTTTGGTGGTTTACCGTTTGATGGTTATGATGTTATGGATAGTGCTGGTCCGAAGAGGTCGCCTCTCGTACTCATTGTCGATTCTGCTACAGTATCACCTTTGGTTGCAAATCAGGGAGAACTCAGTCACTATGCTATTTACGATTCTGAATACACAGGTGGTCTTGGTAAGGTTAAAGTTTCATTGGATAGATATCATATAGAACAATTTGAAGATTATACACTCAACCCTCTGGCAACATTCTCACCGACCACACTAAAACTATTGGGCGGATTTGTAGTTCCAGGCGAAAGAGATGCTTTCTCTGGTGTTGATGGTAATAACGCTCTTGTCGGAACGATTGGTGTTGATTATGACTCTTCATATGTCACACCGAAACTTTCGTCTTTTGATATGGATAGTAGTGCGGATGCTGACCAAATCCTTGGTAGTACAATTGACTTCTCAATGGATTCAGACCCATCACTTACAACGTTTATGGGTACTTTCTCAACATTCGATAGAAAATAACATATAAATAAAAACTAAGGCAAATTGGATTAAAAAATGACAAGGCAAATTATTTTTACTGGCACAACAGCGAACGATGGAACAGGAGACACTCTCCGTGACGGCGCTGCTAAAATAAATGCCAATTTCCGAGAAATTTATGAGACTTTTGGGCCTGATGGATTAATCATTGGAACACAGGTAGATTTTGATAGTGCAACTATCAATTTTATTGATACTACGTTAACGTTTAAAACAAATGTTGGTGCAGTTGGTCCTACAGCAAATCGAACAATTAGATTTCCTGATTATTCTGCTTTGGTTGTTCTTGATTCAGCAACACAAACATTAACAAATAAAACTTTAGATTCTTGTTCTTATGGTGCATTATTAATTAATGACCTTAGTGCCGACCATCAATATAAAGTTCTACCATCTGAACTTGCAGCTAACACGACAATTACTCTACCTGTGTTAACGAATAATGATACGTTTGTCTTCGCTGATGCGTCACAATCCTTGAAAAACAAATCGTTAGATTCGGATACTATAAGCAACGCCATTATTACTGATACTGTTTGGGTAGATACAAATGGTAATGGTATATTAGAATTTTCGAAAGTAACTGGTTCACCAGTTAACTATTTGCAGTTAAGAAATTCTTTAACAAACAGTCCGGTAGATATTACGGCGGATGGTACAGATACCGATGTTAGTATACGTCTTTTACCAAAGGGTGCGGGTGCTGTAGAACTCAGTGGAAAAGTTATGTTTGGTGATGGACAGTTCAACACCCTAACGGCTGATGGTGGGGCTTTGCCTAGTAGCCAACCTGCTATATTTTTAAACACTACAACTGGAACTCCTCCTCATGCTTGGACATTGAGTGACGGAGATGAGAAGGGTGAAGTAATATACATAACAAATATATCTGGTGCCAACAATGTAGAAATCACTCCAACCAATTTCGGTCAGGGTACTAAGTTTACGTTGACTGGAGGAACAGGTTCGAGTCCGACAGTTGCTCACCTGATTTGGGACGGTAGCAATTGGTATGTAATCAACAAAAGTGATGTAACCATAACAGTATAAAATAAGGTTAAAAAGAAATGACAGCAACAATAACTGATCAATTCAAACGAGAACTAACGGAAGAACTCCGACGAGATTATGATTCTGGCGATAACTACTATATTGTTATTGGTAGGTCAGAACAATGGAATGCTACCGACACGGTTCCAGATGCTTCTCAAATTGATTATCTGCAATCACCCTCTTGGTCCAAATTAACCAGAAATGCTTTTCAAGCTTCGAAACTGGTTACCAAATTAAGTTATGTTATTCCCAGATACAACTGGACTTCAGGAACAATATATCAGGGTTACAACGATAATCACACTGACCATGATGATGATTCAAGAAGATACTATGTTTTGAATGACCAGAATCAGGTTTATATGTGTCTAAGAGCTGGTGTTGCTGGTGGTGTTTTCGTTGACCCCAATACAGGGAAAGCATTGCCTAATGCTTCAATTTCAACTGTTCAACCTACTGGTGGATTAAACGGTGTTCCTTTTCAAACTGCTGATGGATATTTTTGGAAGTTCATGTATACCATTAGTGTTGCGGATACTGACAACTATGTCACATCAAAATTTATTCCCGTAAAGTTTATTGACTCAGCTGGTCCAGATGATGCTGCAACGGATATTCAGCAAAAGGCAGTACAAGACCAGGCCAATCCAAAGGCAATCGTAGGTTTTCAGGTTTTGGATGCTGGGGATGGTAGTTACACTTCACCACCCACAGTTCAGATTATAGGTAATGGTTCTGGTGCTGCGGGACGAGCACAAATAGATAACAACGGTTATTTAATTAGTGTACAAATTGATAGTAATGGTGCTGGTACGGGTTGGCAATTTGGTACAGACTACGACTATGCGAACGTTTTGATTAACGGTGAAAAAAATGTTGTTCGTCCAATTTTTTCTCCTAAAAACGGGATTGGTGCTGACCCAACCGTTGATTTACGTGCTACTCAATTAATGTTCAATGTTCAGTTGGATGGTAATGAAAATGATACAATTATACCATTAAGGCCTGGATATACCACTTATTTTAGACAAATCTCTCTATTAAAAGACCCTACAACTACACTTAACGATAGTGATTATTTCACCGACCTATCGGGTAACAATCTTAGAGGGTTTACTTTAAGCAGCCCAAGTGGTGGTTCTTTTGGACCAAACGATTTTATCACTGGAGGAACAAGTGGTGCCTCTGCGGTTGTTGACCACTACTATGATAGTAGCGATGGTATTACTACCACAGGATATCTTTATTATCACCAAAACGATTCTACTGGATATGGTGCATTTGTATTAAACGATACCATTACAAGAACTCAGGGTGGTCCTAATGGCGACATAGCCACCTTTATTACACCAGACATAGATAATTACTCCGGTGAGCTTTTGTATGTTGATAATCGTGGAGAAATCCCAAGAGACGATGAATCACGTCAAGATTTAAAGATAGTAATAACATTCTAAGGATTATTAAAAATGCCAACTACTTATAATAGTAACATTGAGTATACCACGTATAAAGACGATTACGATGCTAAACGTGGTTATCATAAGGTATTGTTTAATTCTGGTAGAGCACTACAAGCTAGGGAATTAAATGAATTACAAACGATAATCCAGAAAGAAATCTCTAGACTGGGTGGGCATCTTTTCAAATCCGGTGCAGCAGTTAAGCCTGGCGGTATCACCGTTAACAATAATTACGAATATGTTCGATTGGTTTCGTCTGCAAATACGACCAGTTCAAACCTAGTTGGCAAAACAATAACAGGTTTTACTTCACAAATCACTGCTCAGGTTGTTCAGTTCGTTCCTGGCACAGATGATGTTGGGGACACGACTAACGTACCTACTATTTTCGTAAGATACAAAGACACCAATCCTACAACTGACACATCAATTACCGCAACAGATAATTCAGGTAAAGGGGCTGTCAGATTTACTCCTGGCGAACCACTTGTTGTTACAGGTGGCGATGATGTTATTGTTGAGGCGTCTAATACTAATCCACTTATTTGGCCGGTAGGTTCAGGTAGTAAGGTTGGTGTTGGTGCTGGTCATTACTTTGTTTTGGGACACTTTGTAGAGGTTCCCAAACAAGCCGTAATTTTATCTAAGTACTTTACCGGATATACAGGTGAAATCGGTTTCGTTGTTTATCAAGATATTCTTACTTCGTCTGACAGTAATCTTCTATTCGATAATCAGGGTTCCACACCTAATCTAACATCACCTGGCGCTGACCGATATCGCATACGATTAAAGTTGGTGAAGAGAGAGGACACTTTACCTTCTGAAAATTACATATTCTTAGCACGTATTGCTAACGGTAAAGTTGCACAGGCCACTACTGGTTTAAACGAATATAATAAAATTAATGATGTTCTTGCACAAAGAACTTATGAAGAATCGGGTAATTACATTGCAGAACCTTACAAGATTCGTTTCGTCGAAATTGATTCTGCGGCAGCTGAAGATAGATTGTATCTGGAAGTTTCTAAGGGTGTTGCGTATATTAATGGTTACAGAGCAGAAAACCCTGCACTGAAAAAATTAGTAATCCCCAAACCAACTGCTGCCGAATTAGTAGCGGGTGAAAATGTACCTGTAATTTATGACCGATATCTAAACGGTAATTCTACGGATAAGACAACTCATAGGGGTACACTGACTCTTAATTCTACGGTAAATCTCTACGATGGTACTGGCGGTACAGGTAACATCGTAGGTAAAGTGAAAGTGCGTTCAATCGAAAGGACCACGGGTTCTATCGGAAGTGTTAACTCGGTTACTAGAATTTATATTTCTAGTTCAGGTGATATTTCAGAGAGTATTAGAAACGCTAGAAGTATTGGCACTGGTCCAACTAATTATTTTCAATTAGTTCTGGAAGGTAATCCAGCACGTGCCCTAATCAAAGGTAATCAGAGAAATAAAGACCTTCTCTTTTCTTTGCCTAGGTCAAGACCATCTAACGTTGACCCACTTGATTACGATTATATTTTCCAACAAACATTTACAGCTGATGCTAGTGGAACAACCGTTGTAACTACTACAGACAACGATTACACTGATACATCTAGTTGGATTATTACAAGTGAGGATTCGGGTTCAGTATCTTTTAACGCTGCACTAAACGTTAATGCTGACCAAGTAACAATCACTGGTTTAGACCTTGCTGGTACGTCATATACTATTACTGGTTATAAATCTATCACCAACGCCACTCCCAAAGAGAAAAAACCAGTTGAAACAACATCGACTGGTACAGTAGTTTCTGGTACACCTTATAATTTGGGACAGTATGATATTAAAACAGTTTCAGAGATTAAAGATAGTGCTAACGGTAATAGTATCTTTTCATATTTTACTTTGGATAATGGTCAGAGAGACAATCATTATGTTAAAGGAAGACTCTTACAGACCTTCCCTTACTCTGGTCCAATTTACGTAAAATATGAATATTGGAAGAGGGGTAGTACTGGTAATTATTACTCAAAGAATTCTTATGTAGATAATACAACCATAGCTCCATTTATCAACATCACTTATAATGATATTCCATCATATAAGCCTAACTATGATGCGACTACTCGTTTATATAACGTTTTAGATTTTAGACCAGATTTTGATAGTGCTTCTGGTGTCTTAGAAAATGGAACAGAAAATTTCTACCTACCCAAGCGTTCAACACAAATCACGGGTGATATCAGTTACTACTTGCCTAGAGCAGATAAGTTGGTGATGTCACAAGAAGGTAAGTTGATGTACATTCGTGGTGTTCCCGATAAAAATCCACAGTACAAGAAAACGCCTGATAAGTCATTAGAATTGTATAAGATTCTAATGAATGCAAACACTTTAACACCCGAAGATTTGTCGATTACCAAAGTTGAATCGAAAAGATACACGATGAAAGACATTGGTAAGTTGGAAAAGAAACTTGATAGACTTGAAGAAGTAACGACTTTAAGTTTGTTAGAACTTGACACCAAAAATTTAAATCTTTTGGATGCTAATGGAAATGTTAGAACTAAGTCTGGTTTCTTTGTAGAGAATTTTAAAGACCAAACTCTTTCAGCTACTAAATCACAAGAGTATCGTGCTGCTTTAGATTTTCAGAGTAATACCGTTCGACCTACTTTTTCTTCTGACAATATTCGTTTGATTTGGGATAGTGTTAATTCTAGTGGCATTGTTAAAAAAGGTGACATGTTATATTTGGATTATACTGAAGTTGATTGGAAGTCTGTTGAAATTGCTTCACGTAACGAACCCGTTAACCCATTCATTATTCAAATATTCAATGGACAAATGACTCTTTCTCCGAGTTCGGACGAGTGGAAAGATACAAAGTACAAAGCTCCAAAAATCATTCCTAATGGTACTCGAATCGAGAACACTGATGTTGGGTTTATCTGGAATGAACACGAAACGAATTGGCAAGGGCAAAACCCCGATGATTTAGAAGTTGGTCAGGTTACTGGTGTAACATCTTCAGTCGCTGGTTCGGAGTCTAATGTTAATACGACTTCCACAACAACAGAAGGCGATGGCCTATTCATTGAAAATGTTACCACAGACATAACAACTACAACTACTACAACGACTACTAAACACACGGTGACTAAAATTGTCGCTGAAGAAACGGTTGAAGAAGTGGTTGGTGATAGGATTGTACAGGTCTTTAGTATTCCTTGGATGCGTTCTAGAAAGGTTTATTTTAAAGCTGAAGGTATGCGTCCTAAGATTAGAGTATATCCTTTCTTCAATAGTAAGAACGTATCTAAGTGGTGTCGCCAAGAAAGTTTTGTTCGTTTCTCGGAAAGAACAGAAGATGATGGTAATCTGAATACTCAATACACACAACATCCTGATGGTCCAACTAGTTTGGTTACAAATGAGTTTGGTGAAGTTTCAGGTTCTTTCTTGATTCCAAGAAGAATTAATCCAGACTTGTATTACAAAACCATTCTCGGGTTAGAAGAATATGACCCACAACAAGACGTTGACCGTTTTCCTTGTGGTGCGTTAGAGTTTAAATTACTCGACATATCACAACCTTTGGATAAAGCGGCTACTTCTAAAGCTTTTTCGCTTTATACTGCACAAGGAACGTTGAACCAAAGGCAGAAAGATGTTTTAAGTACAAGAGTATTGTATGAAGCATCTTCCGATTTCTATAGTGAAAATACTCATGTTTCCACGACCTCTGCAACATCGTTGCAACAAAACGAAACTACAGCTGACCAGTTTACTGAACTACTGTCAAGTGTAGAGGAAATGCAAACAGAAATTGCTGACCTTGAAGACCAAGTTGATATCATTCAAGAAGAGTTGGATAGTTTAGAACTTACTCAAGTTAACAACACATTTATCACGAATAATATCACAGAAAACATTACAAATTCTGTCACGAACAATTACATTGTTGAAGAGGCCCCAGTAATAACTGAAAACAGTGGTGTTGGTCAAGATACTGGTAACGAAAACGATGATGGCATTGGGGCTATTGCTTCTGGTACTACTACGGTACAAGAAGTTGTTGTGGAACCAGCCTCAACGGTTCAGGTTACTTCTGCAAGTCAATCTGGTAGTGTTGCGGTCATTACATTTAATGTTGATAATAGTGGTGAAGCTGTTGTTGGTACAGCAAACTCTATTGACATTAACTATGAAGGTTCAGGAGAAAATGAAGTTGCAACCGTCATTCAAACAGATGGACAGTATGCCGAAAATTCAAACACAGTATTAGAACCGGGCGGTGGTACTGCGACAGGTACAGATTATGAAGATGTGAAAGCACCAGCGGCTGCGCCTGCAACACAACCAACAGAAGCTGGGAATGTCGCTCCAGCTACTAACGCTACGACATCATATAACGTTGATGAACCAGACAATACCAAGGTTCCTTCTATACAAAACACTGGTAAATTTGCGGATAGAGTGCCTGGTCTTGGATACGTTGACCCTATTGCACAAACCTTTATGGTTGATAATGAATATGGTGTTTTCATTACTAAAGTGGGTGTTTTCTTTGCGACTAAGGACCCAGAAATCCCCGTACAGGTTCAGATTAGACCTACGGTTAATGGTGCTCCATCATCTAGTAAAATTATTGCTAGTAAGTTTGTGGCCGCATCTCAGGTTCAGGTACCAGCGAGAGCGGACCAAAGAAATTTCTCAGTGGTTAAAACTAAAGAAACTGTATTTGAGTTTGAAGAACCGGTTTTCTTAAGTCCTTTCACTGAATATGCAATTTGTGTTATTGCTCCTAATACACCTTATTATACTGTATATGTTTCAGAAATGGAACAGTTTGTTCTTGGTTCAACCGAGGAAAGAATTTTGACTCAACCTTCTTTAGGTTCATTCTTTAGGTCACAAAATTCACAGATTTGGGAACCAGACCAACAAGTAGATATGATGTATAAATTATATCGTGCACAATTCCGTTATGGTGGCAAGGCGCTATTCAGAAACGCTGATGTGCCTAAAGAACTTTTGGACCCAGACCCCATTAATACAACAGCTGGTTCTACTGAAATTTATATTTCTCATTATGACCACGGTTTACGTGAAGGTGATAAGGCAGAAATTTTAGGTCTTGATTCTGCTACACGTTATGGTGGTGGTTCTGGTATTCTTGGTTCTTCGATGATGACCATTAATGGTACTAGAAGAACAATTACCAAAGCTGATGCGTTTGGTTATGCATTTGATGCCGACAGTACCGCAGCAACTACAAGTACGTTTGGTGGTACAGGAATCACTTCTGACCGAAACATTCAGTTTAACGTTGCGAATCTAACAGTCGAAACGGCAAATCCGGATGTCACATCTGTATCAGCTGGATACAAATTTACAACGGGTAGTTCCATTGCCGGGGCCCAAGACATTGATTATGTTAAAGACACTAACTGGCAAAGAATCTCACCTAAAATTAACACTACTTTTGGTGCACCTAGAGTGATTGCTAATCGTTATAATGAAAATTCTCAGTTGTCAGGATTGCGTTCTTGTGAAATCAAGGTTGACATGAAGAGTAGTCATGAATTTGTATCACCAATGCTCGACTTACAAAGATGTTCGTTGACATTAATTGAAAACATTATTGACTTCCAAGATTCTGCTGACACTTCTGGAAATAAAAATATTCCTATCAGATTTACGTCTGAGACAGACCCATACAGTGGTTCACACCCAGCGAAACATATCACGAAGCCAGTTACATTGGTTGAAGATGCTGTTGGACTCAAGGTTCTATATGCAGCGAATATTCCTGCGAATTCTGAAGTTGATTTGTACTATAGAACAGCGGTTGAAGGTGAAAATATCGTTGAGAAAAATTGGGTCTATGATGCTCCAGAAAATACTTTACCCACAGATGAAAATCCAGCCATCTTCAGAGAATACACCAACCTGATTGGTGGTGAGGATGGTACATTAGATGCATTTACCGAATTCCAATTGAAGTTGGTATTCCGTTCTAAAAATTCATCTAAAGTTCCTGTGGTGAGAGATTTAAGAGCAATTGCTTTGGTAGATTAACGTGAAATTAGTAAAAGTAGATGGACACACGGGTCTCGGTAGAGACTCGAAAACAGGTGCAATCATTAATATAAATAAAAGAGAAGTTGAGACGGCTCGTGAAAGAAAGAGACGCCGTAAAGAGGCTCAAGAGGAAAAATTACAACTTGAGTCTAAGGTGGTCAATCTAGAGAATGATGTTGCCGATATCAAAGACATGTTAACCAAGATATTAGAGAAACTATAATGGCAGACCCTTACGGATACGAACGTCCTACCCTAGTAGACCTTGGCGATAACGTCAACACTTTTCGTCGTAAAGTTAATCAAATTAGTGATGACCTTGGTGACAAGAGGCGTTTACTAACAGATGCTGGAACTTCACTTGCGTCTGATAGTGATATTGTCGGTAACCTAATCGAACTCGATTATCGTATTAACGAAACAAGTGGAGACTTGTATCTTCGTGCAAATGGCGGAAGTCTCTATATTCAAAACGGCAACACATCTACAATCGCGGCCGAGTTTTTATATGACAGTGCTGCAGGTACTTTAAGTTTAGTAACACCAATGTCTGGTGACTTCACCATCGATACAGTTGGTGATATTATTCTTGATGCTGACGGTAACGATATTCGATTTAAGAATGGTGGTGGTGGAGATGAAGTTGTCCACACATTAGCGAATGACGCTAATTATACCATTACTGCTCCCGCCGACTATCTTGTAGATGCTGTTGGTGATATCGACCTCGACGCTGGTGATTTAATTATTCGTTTCAAAGCGAATGGTACGACACACTTAACTCACACATTAGGTCCAACTAACTTTATCAATTCCGCACAGAGTTTAGTACGGAATATTTCAGGTGCGTTAACGGATTCGGCCTCAACTTCAATTTTAAGACTCTCTGGCACCACCACTACTGACACGGTTGGTACAGATTATGCTTTAACAGCCGGTGGAAACTACACTGTAGATGTTGATGGGTCTATTGCAGATTCAGCGGCCTCTATTTCAAGAACCACTACTACTACAATTTCTGATACTTCCGGAACAACTTATACGGTAGTTGCGGGAACAAATATTTCACAGACTTCAACTGCTGGGTCTACCACTCACGTGTCTGGTACCACAACGACCCATACTGTCGGTACCGATTACGCTCTAACAGCTGGCGGAAACTATACGGTTGATGTCGATGGTGCTATCGCAGATTCAGCGGGTACAACAATCTCCAGAACTGCTGGTACGAATATTACTGATACGGCTTCTACTGGTTCTTATGCATTAAACACTGGAACTACCCTTGAACAAACCGCTGGGTCTTCTATTACACAAACTTCTACCACTACATTTGACCAAGTATCAGGTGGAAACTTTACGACAACGGTAACCGGCAATGCTCTTGTAGATGCATCCGGCGACATCACTTTATCAGCGGATGGTAATGACATTGTATTCGACAATGGAGCTGGAGGTGACACAGTCACTCATACCTTAACAGATTCTGGTGATTATACCGTTGCTCAAAGTGGAACAGGCGACTACACCGTTGATGTTGGTGGAGATATTATCTTAGATGCTGCTGGTGACAATATCGTATTTAAAGATGATGGTAGTACAAGAATAACCTATACTCTTGGCGCCACAACTGATATTGCCATGGCTGGTAGTTTAACAACTAACGTTGCGGGTTCAATTACGGATTCTGCTGGAACAACCTATGCAGTTGTTGCAGGAACTTCTATTACTCAAACTGCCGGTACGACATTTAACCAAGTATCAGGCGGTAACTTTACGACAACTGTTACAGGCGATGTTCTTGTAGACGCTTCAGGCACTATTACTTTAGATGCTGATGGTAATGATGTCATCTTTAAGAATGGTGCTGGTGGTGATACTGTCACTCACACATTAGCTGACAACGCAGACTATACAATTATAGCACCCGATGATGTTGTCATCGATGCGGTTGGTAATATTACCCTTGATGCTGATGCTAATAACATCTTCTTCCGAGATGGTAGTGTGGCTCGAGTACAGTATGCGTTAGGTACAAGCAATGTAGAGACATGGAATGGTAACCTCACTCGTAATGTGAGTGCTGCACTAGTTGATTCAGCTGGGACTTCTATAACCACTGTATCGGGCACAACCACTACACACACGGTTGGCACTAATTACAATTTAACGGCTGGTGGTAATTCTGTTGTCAATATCACTGGGTCTATCGATGAAGACGCTGGTACAACTATCGACAGAACTGCTGGTACAAATATTACTGATACTGCGTCTACTGGTTCATATACTTTAACAGCAGATACAAACATTAGTCAAACTGCTACCACGGGAACAATTACCCAAACTTCTGGTACAACATTTACGCAAACGTCTGGTGGTGCATTCACACAAACGTTAGGGGGTAATCTTACCACTAACGTTACAGGTAATATTCTAATTGACGCCTCTGGACAATATAATTTATCGACAGATACTACTATTAAAGATTCTGCTGGGACTGCTCACACAACGGTTGCGGGTACTCAGATTGTTAGAACTTCAGGGTCAAGTACCACAGACACGGTTGGAACTGACTATACACTCACCGCTGAAAACAATATTAACCAAACATCAACCTCTGGTACCATTACACAAACTTCTGGTACAACGTTTGACCAAGTGTCAGGTGGGAACTTTACGACTACCGTAACAGGCGATTTCACAGTTGATGCTTCTGGTATAATTGTATTAGATACGGAAAGTGATACTATTACATTTAAAGATGGTAGTGCTGGTCATTCTGTGACTCACGTGTTTAATCCTGCGAATGGTGATTACACGGTTAGTGCACCAAGAGACTATACACTTGATATTGCCGGTGATATTATCCTTGACGCTGACGGTGGAGATATCTTCTTCAAGGATGCCGGTACAACGAACTATCAGTTTGCAACGGACGGTACCATATCACGAACAGGTGATGTGGCACTCGATGTAACTGGTGATATTACTTTAGATGCTGCCGGAGACAACATTGTCTTTGCGGATGCAGGAAGTACACGCATCACGTATACGTTAGACGCAACCACAGATATGGCCCTTACAGGCAGTTTGACGCATACTATCGGTGGTGATTATACTGAAAATGTAACGGGAAGCACTGTAAGAAACGCTAATGCGATTCTAGACTCTTCTGATACGACATATACCGTTGTTGCAAAAACAAGTGTTTCTCAAACATCAGGTACAACATTTGAACAGGTATCAGGTACAACATTTACTCAAACTTCTGGTGGAAACTTCACCACCAATGTAACGGGTGAATACTTAGTAGATGCATCTGGTGATATCACACTAGATGCTGATGGTGGAGATATCTTCTTCAAAGATGGTGGAACAACTGATTATCAGTTTGCTACAAACGGTACCATATCACGAACAGGTGATATAACACTTGATGTAACTGGTGATATTACACTGGATGCCGATGGTGGTAATTGGTTCTTCAATGATAACACTGTTACTCAATTTGAATTTATTGCTGGCACCAACAAAGAAATCGATGTTCCTTCTGGTGACTTAACAATCGATGTGGCTGGTGACATTACCCTCGATGCTGATGGTGGCGACATCTTATTGAAAGATGGTGGTACAGAATTCGGTCGTTTATCCAATAGCGCCGGTAGTTTACAAATATATTCACCCCAATCAGATAAAGACATAAATTTTGTAGGTAATGATGGGGGTACTACTTTTACCGCTCTCAGTTTGGATATGTCGGACAGTGGTTCAGCAATCTTCAATCACGACATCTACTTACCCGACAATGGTATTGCAAGATTCGGTAATGCTAGTGACTTAACGATTTACCACACTGGCTCAGAAAATATCATCGAAGCTCAAAATGGAATACTTGTTATTCGTCAGAACAATGACGATAACGATGTTTTAATACAGAGTGACAACAGTATAGGTGGGGTAACGAACTACTTCCGCGCTGATGGTTCTACTACCGCAGCTATCTTGTATTTTGGAGGTAGTGAAAAAATATCCACAACCTCCACAGGTATCAACGTAACTGGCACAGCGGTCACAGATGGTTTGACTGTGGATGGAACTGGGACGGCTATTGACCTGCGTTCCAACAATAATGCTGGTACGGCTCTCAACACCCTTCGCTTTACCGACACTGACCCAACGGCAGTAAATAACGCTGAAATAGGTAAGATTGAATTTTATGCAACAGACACTTCATCTGTTGTAGCTTCTATTGTTGGTCATAACGGATCCGCCTCTCCTGATGGATACTTGCAGTTTAATACAGCTGAAGGAACTGCCTTACGCACACGTATGAGGATAGAAGACAGGGGTGATATCAGCTTCTATGATTCAGTGGGTAGTAGTCAACAATTCTTCTGGGACGCTTCTACGAGTCGATTGGGACTGGGCACAACAACACCAGACAACACATTCCACGTTGTTTCTGGCGCTGCTGGTGAGGTAGCACAGTTTACAGGTGCCATCGAAGGTCGTGGTTTATCAATACGTTCAGAGACAAACACAGACGCATCAGCGCATGTTGTGTTTAATAGTCAGTCTGGCGGTTCTAAAGGTATGTTTACTTTTGAGACTGATGGTGCAGAGCGGGCCCGTCTTGACGAAAATGGCAACTTGCTGGTGGGTAAGACTTCCTCTGGAATTATTAATGAAGGTGTAGAGTTTAGACCAGGCGGTCAAATATTTGGCACACAAGACGGCGCATATCCACTTCTTCTCAACAGAGTAACTTCAGATGGCGATATAGCTCAGTTTCGCAAAGATAACGTCACAGTCGGTAGCATTGGTGTTGCTATATCAGTACCTTACTTTATTAACCCACAAACAAGCGGTAGCGGTCTTCGGATGGGTACTGGAGTTATTCAGCCTTCTGATAACGCAGGTGCTAAATCTGACGCTAACCATGATCTTGGTTCTAGCAGCGGCCGCTTCAAAGACCTTTACCTGTCAGGTAGAATCTCTGCTGGTGGTGTGTCGGCGACTGGTTCGAATGGTATCTGGATTGATTCGGCGACAGGCAATGTGGGTATCGGCACAGCGAGTCCTTTAAGCGTTATTCATTTAGTGGACGACACAAGCACAGTATACGACGCTACTGCATACCAAAGCGACTTAACGATAGAAAGAAAAAATACATCTGGTAACAATCAAAGCGCACATATACGTTTTAACGTGACTGGACATGAAGGGTCCACAACAGGCGAAGCATCTATCGGAGCAGTTCAAACGGCGAACGCAAGCTCTGCTGACATTGTTTTCACCACTCGTAACGCAGGAACGCGAGGCGAGCGTATGCGTATCACCAGCGCTGGCAACGTCGGGATAAAAAATTCCAACCCTAGTTCTTACAGTGGCGATGGAGCCGATTTAGTTATTGGTACAACAAGTGGCGATAACGGCTTAAGCATTATTAGCGGAACTTCAGGGACTGGAAATATTTACTTCGGTGATGTTGAGGAAACGGGAACAGGGTCAAGAAGAGGTCAGATAGTTTATGACCATGCGTCTGACCACATGCGTTTTGCAACGGCAGCAAGTGAAGCCATGCGTATTGACCAGAACCGCAACTTGCTGGTATCCAACACTACTACAAGTACGCCTGGTATTAATAACGCTACAACTGGTCACAGTTTAAGCTCTAGTGGTTTTGCCGCACACTCACGAGATGGTG